CGTCTTGCAGGGCTTGAAGGACGGTGCGCAGCGTTCCGGGATCTGCTTGGACAGTTATATCGCCTGTGTCTATAACTCGCTGACCACCGGGAAAGCCGATTTCGTCAAGTATCTTGGTAATGCGTGTTCCGCTTGTCTGGCCAGCCGTAGCCCCTGTGACGGTGGTGATGGCTGACTTGTTGAATAGCGTGAAAGCATCGGTGCATTGAATGTCCACATACCCAAAATCCTCGTTGGTCGGGTAGGTGTAGTTGTAGGCCAACGTGTAGCCAGCGAATAGCGGATAAGTAACTGCGTTGTAAGTACCGGCCACAACCAACTTGCGAAGCGGCTGCAATAGCCCGAAGTAAGGCGATGCCGGGTTTTGAGGATTCCAGTCACCGTTGGGATCAATGACTCGCACCGTGGCTGTGCCGGGGTTGAACTTGTCTTGCGTAAGGTCTCGACCACGCCGGATACTGATGTTGAGGGTCTGGCTGGTGAGATCAACTACTTGCGAGGACGTACCACCAGCACCCATAACCCCAAGACCTAATTGGCTAATGCCAATGAGGAATGGAGGGTCAAAGGATGGCCCACTCGTGAAGTCGAATGAGACCGTCAGTTGGATGGGGTAGGTCATATTGCTACGTTGCCTGTTGTCCTATACCAGCCGGATGTGGAATATCCGATGGCCGACATTTCAATCACAGCATCGACCACATCTTTCTTGGCTTGTGCATCTAGGCCACCTGTGCCTGAAACGTACACATTGACCGTGCTTTCGACTTTTGGTGCTGGAATTTCGCCATCTATTACATTCTCGGTGCTTGTGTAAGGCATCACTAATTGCTGTTTGGCCAAAGGTGAATCAATGAGTGGCTGTTGGCCAGATACAGTTCCCTGAGGCGTAATCGGTGAAACTGGTGCGCCTATTGAACCCATGCCGGCACGGATACGAGCAATGCTATCTTCCCACGCCTGAAACGGATTAGCCAACTTGAGGGCTTGAAGTGAGGCCAATTCGCGCTGAGATTGCGCCAACTGGTCTGCCAATTTCTCGGCTTTGCTGGCATTCTCGTTGATGAGTGCCTTCTTGAGTTCCAGCCTCAGAATCTCATTGCGATCAAGCGACTCATTCTTGAGCGCGGCTGCAATGCTGATGCGCTCGTCATCAAACATCTCACCAGCCTTTTTGAGTTTCTGCTGCTTGGTAAGTTCATCGGTGGTCTGCTTCTCGATCTTGAGGTTTCTTGATCGAAGCATTCCTTGCTCTTTGGCGATAGCCCGAGAAATCATCTGTTGCTTGCGGAGTTCTTTCGCTGATTCTTTTGCCCCTAATTGCTGGAATAACTCAATGCCTTGAAGGGCAGGAAATAGGGTCGTAAGCAATCCCTTGGCGAATCCAGCACCAGAAGTCTCGCCGGTCATCGGCAATTTCTTGTACAGGGCCACGACACTAGCCATGCCGAGGGCAACGTTGCCTACATAGGTAGCCACGTCTTCAAAGGACTCGGCGAGGGCTGGCACTCCCTTATCCTCATCAAGAAGCATGGTGACGGACTTGACCAACTTCTCGCCAAGGATCTCTTGAGCATCCTCCGCAGCAGCCGTCAAGATAGCCAACTGTCCAGCGTATGTTCCGGCTGCTCTGGCGGCTTGACCAGAGAATCGCTTCGTAAGGTCAGCCGTAATCTCGCTAAAACTTTTGCTTGCGAGATCGGCCTTGCTCAAACCGATATTGAGGCGCGTGAGGCTGGTATTAGTGCCAAGGTAAGCGCGGCTCAATCCCTGAACTACGCTGCCAAGGCTTTTGCCCTCGCCAGCCGATATATCGAGTGCGAGATTGAGCAGTTCTTGACTTTGAGCAAGATTCTGGGTGCTGGTCAGCAACTGCTGCAAAGCCGGACGAAGTTCACCGTCTGCAATGCCAGTCGCATACTGCAATGAGCGAATGTAATCTTCTACCGGGCGCACGTCATAAGCGATGCCAAGGTTTTGCAGATTGCGAGCCAAAGCCTGAACAGCCTTATCTTCAGCAATAAAGGCGCGGATGGATTGCCGGGTAAGGCGCGTGATCTGCCTTGCTCCAAAGGTCGCGGCAAGTGCAGCACCTAAACGCTTGGTGCTTTTTTCAAGAGTCGAGATCTGCCGTTCAGCCTGCTTGAACCCAGTCTTCTTGAAAGTCGATGTAATGGGTATGTTGATCATGCGGCTAGTCCATAACTCTTGCTGGTAGTAACTTTGTATTTCTCAACGGCTGTTTTGATAGCGTTCAAGACTCGATCTTGGGTCTTGCCTTGTTGGGCGGCAAGGGCTGCGTACATGATGCGGCCGCGCTTATTTTTGGCTATTGAACCGACTCTTTGCAGACTGCCAATCTCTTGATTCAAGGATCGAATAAAGTGTTCTCCGGCCCCAGGATTGGCTGAGTGACTTTGCTTCCGATTGCCATAAAGGCGGTCTTCCTTAGGGCCTACCCACGGCTGACCTTGTGGATTCTTTGTGCCAGCAGTTTCAGCAATAGCACCGGCAGCAGTTTTGTTGAGTAAAGCGTAAAGGACTACGAAGCCAGACCGATTGGGGCGTGAGGATCTGGTCGTATATTGCAGACCACGTTTGACCACAGATGCGCTGTATTTTGGAAAGTTCTGTTGCCCTAAAAACTTGTTTGGCTCGCCCCATTGGCGCAGCCCAGATATGGTGGTCGGCACTCTCGTCTTGGCATCCGTTACCACTTCCTGCATTGCAGATCTGATTTCTTTGTTCATTTCTGCATAAAGGTCTGGCGTGAATTTGCGCAACGCTTTGAGGGTCTCAAGACCGCCTTCGAGAGCGACTGCCATTCTTCACCGCCTTTCCCTTTTCGTTCAAGTAGGCGAGGATGGCGCGAAACATGCGCTCATCCATCGCCAGCCATTCGCTTGGTGGGATTCCGGTCTCAACGCTAAGTTGGGCGATTAGGTAAGTGACCGAATCCCGGTCTATTTTGGGAAACTGTCCTCGACTACTTCCACGCTGTCGAGCGTTGCAACGAAGTCCATCCCAAAGGGCTTGACGGTCGTGCCGGATCGTCGAAGGCACTCCCACGCCAGCCAGTAGAGATCGCTTTGCTGCTCACGATCACGAAAGGCCTTGTGAAAGCCAATCTTGTGATGTTGCTCAAAAGCAAACTCTACGGCTGGTGTGATTCTGTGTTCAGTTGTAGTCCCGTCCGTTTGGACAATTTTGAGGCTCGCCATGTCTTGCTCCTTAGAATGTGCCGGTGTCGGCTACCGTTACTGCGCTATTGACGGTGAATGTTACATCCTGTGAGGACAGATCGCCGGTTGCGCCATTGATAGGGGTGAGGTTGTTCACCAGAATGTCGAAGGTGTACAACTTATTGCCGTCTGCAACTGCCGAGCCAGCATCTTGGATCAACTTCACGCCTACGGTTGTGCCGTAATTGGTAAGAAGTTCATCAAGAATCTCATTGGTGGCTGGATCATTGAGGAATGAGAGCGTAAGGGTTGCGGTCTCAAGACCTTTGACGTATTGACGTGCGGTGTCTCCCATGGCCGTAACTTCGAGTTCCTCGAATGCCATGTTGAGGGTTGCGGCGGTGACGAGATCGCTGAAATCCACAGTATCGATCTTGACCCCTACCTTGTTATTCAGCGTGATCGCCATTGGGTTCTTCCTTCTTCTTGGGTTTTGCTACTGCTTTGGGTTTTTCGATCTGGCCAATCTTGACCAGAAATCTAGTGCGCTTGTCCATGTCTAACTCCAACTCGATAGGATTGAGACTCGAACATCACAAGCCAAGAAATCACCGGATGAGGCATTCATCACGGCCGGTGATGAGACTTCGCCAATGGTGTACTTGACTGTTGAGGCTGATAACTTGCTGAACAGTTCGAGAATGTAATCCTCCATTCCGTTCAGATTGCCTTGATTGTCAAATAAAGGTTTGATGAGGGTAATCTTGAAATTGACCAAAGGCGCAACGGTGATGTAGCCGTCATTGCTCGGCACGATATAAGGATCATCCGGGCTAATTACGCATGAGTTGGCAATCGGTGTGGCCGGAGGAAAGGAAAACACAGACCACACCGATGCGCTTGCTAGTGCGGTTGCTAGCGTTCCTCGTAGGGTTGTGATCGCGCTCATCCTACGAGACCGCCGGGGTGAAGATAATCAGCGATAAGGCCACGGACTCGGGCCATGAGCGTATTGCCCATTCGATAGGGTGAAGGCTGGAAATCTGGACTTATACCACCGGTGGCCGACATCTGCCGGGCTTGCCATATATCAACTGCAATCATCATGGCTGCTTCACGGACTTGTGGGAGGGTGGCGTAATCGATGCTGGTAGATCCGAAGACTCGGCCATAAGGCGCAATGCTGTGCTTCTCGCGAGTCGTTATCTGGGCATTGACGAATTCTAAATAATGCTCGCCGTTATTCTTGACGGCTGTAATGGTCTTGCTGCCGTTATAGTGCTGGCGCACGTTCTCGATGGTCACTACATCGCCAACCACGAACTGCTGGACATTCTCGGCAATGTAGATGCGCCCGGTCGTGTCTTGGGCTGAGATGGCAACCACGGTCTGCTCGTTGAACCACAACTTCTCTTTGAGTAGGTTCTCGGCTGACTGGCAGACTTCCTCAACTACGGAATCTTGATAGAGAGTGCCAATGCCGAGGTTGGTGCGCAACTCAGCCACGGTGACGTATGTTGCTGGCATTTTGATCCTCTCTGTTAGGGGTGACCCCGGCCGAGCCTCGAACCGGGGTCACGATTACTGAATGGGTTATGCAACCATCCACTTGTACGCTGCTTTAGCCACCTTGGTCGCGATTGCGCCATAACCGTAAAGCGCAACGTTGATCTGGCCGGAAGCGATGATGTTGGACTCGAGACGGAATGTTCCCGACTCATACCATGTGTAACCCTCTGGGTTGAGAACAACGATCGTGCCATCGCCAGTTCCCGAGAGTGAACGATCTACATAAAGGTTGAGACCGTTGATGTTGCCACGAACGCCGGTCGGGGTCAGGTTACCCGATGCGTTTTGTGGGTTGATGGTCTGGACATAGAGAGGACGGTTTGAGCCGTCAATCAAGCCCATGATTACGCCCCATTGCTCTGGCGAGACAACTACGTTGGTCGCAAAGCCAAGGGATTCCTTGTAGATATCGACTGCTGCATCGCTGATGAAGTCGAGAAGGTTTGCTGCCGACATGGTGCGGTTTCCACCATCGGTAGCGGCTGCGCCGACAACTGCCGCAACGCGTGCGTTTGTTGCCTTTGCGTATGCAAACTGCATCTGGCGTGTGAGTTCAGCAAAGAACGCCGGGCTTGAACGATCGAGCAACTCGACTGAGAAGGTCTGCTGTCCTGCGAACTTCTGAACGTTCACGGTAACAAATGCGACATTCTGATCGGTGTCGGATGGTGCTGCGCCTTCCGCTGTGACTGCAACCGTTGGGGCTTGGGTCAACTTTGGAATCTCGAAGGTCATACCAGCATCAGGCAAAGTGCCACGGCTGATGGAGTCGATCGATGGACGGTCTGCGTTTGCAAGAGGATTGATAACCTCGGAAAGTTGCCGGGTTGGGATCAAGCCAGCGTTGTCGGTTGTGTCTGCTGCTGCTGCGAGCCATTGACGGGCTGAATCATCGCCCAACGATGCACGGACGGTGTTCTCAAGGTATGCACCCGGAGTAACCTCAATGCGTGGCTTCGCGTAAGCAACGGCAGCGGTGATTGTTGGACGTGAGGCCTCTACTGGAGTTTCGACTGCCTCAGGCGCAACGGTCTCAGGGGTGGTGTTCTCCACTTGAGATGCCTCGCTTTCATTGTT